CGGATCTATCAGCACTAGAAATGCATTAAAGGCATTAATCTATACTATGTTACGCACTATTGAGGTTCGCAGGGGTCTTAAAGAGTACATTGATTTCGAAGCGCGCACTTGGACTATCCCTATCGCATCAAAAAATGAAGTTCTTGCAGGCAAGCGAAATATGAAGAAAAACAGGATTCATATTGTGCCACTTTCGGATCAAGTATTAACAATCATAAAGGCACAATTTGCTGCATATCCAGAAAGCCCGTATATTTTCCCTGGCGTCAACAATAATACAATGATTGGCGCAGGAACAATGAACCAAGCATTCAGAAATATGGGATTATCACATATTACTATGCATGACTTTAGAGCTACTGCCTCAACAGACTTAAACGAAGCAAACTACAATTCAAACTGGATTGAGTTGCAGCTCGCACACGTTAAAGGTGACAAAGTAAAGGCCACATATGATCATGCGAAATGGTTAAATGATAGGCGGATAATGATGCAAGACTGGGCTGATATGGTTGATAGTTGGAGTCAATAATGCCCTACTACATCAAAAAGAATAATAGATATCTCACCCTCGAAAACATCACAAACGAGCATTACGATGATGAATACAATATCGTCAATGAAAGTGTGAATACTCAATTTAATTGGACTACAGACTATCAGTATGCAAAGTCATTCTATGATCGAGATGAAGCCGATAGGTATGTTTATTATTTTAGAAAGGTTTTGAAAGATGTGGAGATTGTGAAAGAGAAGTTTTGAAAATAATTAAAATAATAATTGACAATCTAACACGTGTTAGATATTATTAAATCATCAAGACGAGATGTGTAGATCAAAGCTTGATAATTTAAACATTACTTAGTGAGACAAAGATATGAATAATACAAACCGCTTTCAAATTATTTTCAATACAGAAGAATCTCATAATGATTGGTCATCAAATCATGTTTATGATCTAGGTTTAGAAATTGGAAATGGTTTTGACCTAAAAAACATGGCTCACGTTTTAAGCGAGGCATCTAAAGTCGCTAAATATTGGAATACTCCTGCTACAGTCAAAGTCTATTCAGTTGATTCAGATGGTGATATTGATATTAATGATGTTGTTGAATCTTATGTAGTTTTTGGTAATGAAAAATGATTATCGTATCTATTGAAACAGCTAAAAATGCAGGGGGTGGATATTTAGTATCACTCTCTGTGAATCAGAAAGTTAAGTACACCCGTTATAGTGCAGGTCGTTGTGCAGGCGAGGCTGCCGCAGTAGCTGTAAGGGTGGCAATGGGACAGAAAGGAAAATATTGTATTCTCGCGCCGATTGAAGTTTTAAACATGATTCCCGAATCAGTAAGATCAGGTGTTGCTAATTAAAACAAAACCCCGATTGTGTAGATCGGGGTTCTATCTTCTGTCTATGTGACAGTTAAACATTACTTAGTAGCTACTCAGCTAAAAGATAAATCAATTATATTCTAAGCAGTCTATGCGACTTTGAGTAACTGAATAGAAATATATCAGGATAAATTCAAGATGACAACATCTAAACGCCAAAGCGATTCTGAATATGCGAAACGATATGCAGAAAAGCGAAAATCTAAAAAGGTCACTATCGAGTTTTATCTCGATGATCCTGTAGAGCAACATATTTATGAAACTCTGCAAAAAGAGGAAAATAAAAAACAGCTTTTAATCAAACTCTATGCTGATTACTTACGCTCTAAAGAGATTTAATATGTCTAGCAAACACACAATTACAGACAAAATTGATTTACTTCTAATTCGTCACAATAATGCTGAAGCAACACAAGAAGCGTTAAAAGATTGGACTAATAAGCAAAGTAATTTCATGAACAAACTTCTCAACGATATGAAATATTCACTAAAAAGAAATGATCCTATTTCATTTAAAAAAGCATTTGAAACGCTAGAAAGCACAATCGATAAACAAGAAGAAACGCTCAATAAAATTCACGATATGCTTCTTTTTGAAGATGATAAATAACCCTCAATCTGAGGGCCACGCCCCACTCAATCTTTCTTCATTAGCTCTGTGTTCATCAGCTCGCTGCGCCACTTCTCGATATTTTTCGACGCACTGTTCAAATACGTCTGAGAGTGTTGAGGTGTATTGATTATTGGTTTCGCGGGAAGCTGTGGACAGACGTTGTTTTGCTCTGGCAAGTTGCTTTGACAAGCTGTCAGCACTGGAACGAGCAGAATCAGCATCAGCGTTAATTTGCTTAATTTTGACATTGTAGTTTTGCTCCGCTTTGGTTATTTGCTCTGCCCAAACCTTTTCTTGTTGAGCGGCTTGGACTTTGGCTCTTTCAGTTGCTAGTTGTTGTTGAGTGATGTAGTCAGCGTGTTGTTGTTTCAGAGTTTTGATCTCGCCTGCTAATTGATTGACTTGCCGCAACTGAAACAGGCAACAAATCAGCAAAATGATGATCAATGCCCAACGCTTGTTTTCTAGAATCCATTTAATGCAATCGTAAAAAAAGCGCTTTATCGCGCTCAGTATTGATAACCAGATCATTAGTTTGCCCCCATGCACTTATTGTATCGATCAACTTGCCGTGTCCAGACGCCATAACAATTATTTGAGCGAACCGAACAATCTCGCTTTGCAACGAATTTCCATTTCAACAATGACTTGCATGCAGCGACATATTGACCTGATTTTAAATTACGAAGCATTGAAGACGAACGCCAGTTGCTTTGGCCAAAGTTGTACATGAAGTCTAAATACAGATCGTATTCAGCTTGAGA